ATGCGCCTCAAGCCCGACCCCATCCGGCGGCACCCGCCGAACGTCCTGCCGCGCAGCGTCCGAAAGGAGCCACGTACGGCAATCACGGCAGTGCCACTCCATAAGAACATGAAAACCTATACGATGAAGCAGGCCTGCAAACTAACCGGCATGAATTACGAAGCATTGAAGTTCTATTGCAATTCAGGACTCGTGCCCGGTCTCAAACGAGACCAGAACAACCGACGCGTCTTCGACGAGCGATGCATCGCATGGATCAACGGCCTGACATGCCTCAAACGCTGCGGTCTGGGCATCAAGGAGATGCGGCACTACACGCAACTCTGTCTTGAAAGTGAGTCATCGATACCGGAACGTCAGGAAATCCTTGCCGAAAAACGCGAGCATCTGGAGACGCAACTGGAGGAACTGCGTAAAGCCATCGCCTACATCGATGAAAAACAGCGCTTCTACGCCGACGTGACTGCCGGCAGGACGGCATACTGCAGCAACGTCATCGACACGACGCAAAGCGACTGATTTCGTGATAACTCTATCTAATCGTTGGAATGAAGCCGTTTCTCAATGGTGATGGATTGTCGCACCACCCGAGATACCACTCCCAGAGTGTCGTTGGATTCATCATTTTTCCACTGCGGCGGTCACCACCTCTTCGGTTGGCGGTGGATGGATAAAGAGAGGCGGAGCCTTGCATTGCCTGACTCCGCCTTCCATGGTGTTTTTCTTGTGTTTCGACTTGCATTACTTTATTTACTGTGCTAATATAGTTTATGTCAAGGAAAGGAGGTGAACATGGAAAACATCTGGCAGACCGTCAAGGACATCGCCGCGATACTCGGCGACATCGGCTCCGCGCTGGTCGGAATATCAACCGTCATCCTGATATTCATCCACCGGCCAAGCCGACACGGACGGCGCTGAAAACCGAGTCCCGGATTCTCTACCTATCCGGGACTCGGCCCCACCAGATTAACCCATGCGCACAATGAAGGACAAACTAATCAAAATCGCGTTCGCGGCAGGAATCGTGAGCCTGCTGCTCGGCGTCGGCGGCAAGGCCCTCCCGGCAGGCACGCTCGGATGCTTCGCCGGAATCCTCGCCCTCGCCTCCACGAAATGGGAGGACGGCGAATGACCACCGAATACCTGGGCGTCACCGACGTGGCCAAACGGCTCGGCATCAGCACGGCCGCAGTCAGCGCCTACAAGCTCCCCGAGCCGGACGCCACGATCGGCCGCACTCGCGGATGGCTCCCCGACACCATCGACCGATGGAACGCCAGTCGTCCCGGTCGCGGCGTCGGCGGAGGACGCCCACGCAAGAACAAGACCGAATAACAAGAAAAGCCCCTCCCCCAGCCTTGGCTGAGAGAGGGGCAACTTCGTATGGACTTAGCGGCAGCTTAACAGCTGTTAAGTCCGATACGAAGTTCTGTTAAGTGTTGTCGCTGATTTTGTGGCAACGCTTAATCTTTGTCGGAATCATCGTCCGGCTTGGTGGCCGTGAGCTGGCTCACGCCGATCAGAGCGCCGACGAAAACGCCGACGGCGTTGATGGTCGTGACGATCTCGCCGCAGTGAGGCAGTCCCCACTGCGGGCCGACCGCGCCGACCAGCCATGCGACGGCCGGCAGGGCGATCAGCGCGACCCACTTGAGGATCTCGTATGCCTTGTCGGGCAGCAGATAGTCGAGCTCAGTCTTGGTGTCCTTGTCCATTCCACACCTCCTTTATGTGTTGCAGGAACCGGCTCCACAACGCTTAATCGTGGAGCTGGAGTCCGGTCAGCGGAGCCGCTGGCCTGGGTAGATGGTGTACGGCGGGCGGATGCCGTTGCGCTGGGCCGCGGCGTACCAGCCGGTGCCGTAGATCTTCCACAGGCTCTCGCCTGCGCTGACCACGTGCGTGGACGAGTAGGTCGTGGACGGCGCGGAGACGGTGGACAAGCCGTAGTAGGTGATCGTCTGGCCGACGTAGATTCGGTTGATGTTGCCGGACGGCACGCGCCATGCGGAGGCCGGCTTGAGGCCGGTGCGCTCGGCGATGGCCGACACGGTGTCGCCGGAGCGGACCACGTAGGTGCGGGTCGTCGTGCGGGTCACGGTGGTCGGGCCGGGGTACGTCGAACCGGACAGGCGGCTGTTGACGATGTTCATCACCGCCTGGTAGTTGTCGCCGAGACGGGCCTGCCGATCGGCGCCGTTGCCGTAATCGCCGCGGATGACGGCGGTAGCCATGGCGTTCAGGTCGGCGGTGTTGGTCGTCCGTTTCTCCACGTGGACGTTCGGAGTGCCGGTGGATCCTCCGGTGGTGGAGCAGCCGGCGCGTTCGCCGCAGGCGATCTTGCGCCATGCCGTCCTGTCTCCGAAGAATCGGTCGAGGTCGAGCGGTCCATGTCCGTTGAGGTAGCCGGTGCTCGTGTACTGGAGCATGCCTTCGCCCTGCGATCCGGCGAGCCATGGGGAGTCCTGGTAGCCGGTCGCGTAGTTGTTGGCGTACTGGGCCGCCCACAGCATGCACTTGGCTCGGATGTCCGCCGGTATCTGGCCGACGAAGCCCTTGGAGCAGTAGACCACGGGCCACACTCCCGTGCGGGCGTGAACGCGGTAGACCCACGTCCGCACCCAGTTGCTGTTGCCCCACGCGGCGTTCTGGTAAGGCTCCCAGTCGAGGACGAGCATGGCCTTGCCGACGTATCCGGTGATGTGGTTGACGAAGTTGTCGGCCTCGGTCGTGGCGTCCATTCCGGACGCGTAGTCGTACAGGCCGAGCTCCTTGCCGGTGTTGACGGCGCCGGCCGCCTGCTGGCCCCAGCTGCCGTTGATGTACCAGCCCTGGTTGACCTTGACGATCGCGAAGTCGGCCGGAGCGACCTGCGTGATGTCCGGAGCCTGATAGCCGGACACGTCGTATCCGTTCAGGTCGGCCATCGCGGCGGGCGCCACGGCCATGGTGATGGCCATGACCACGCCGGTGACCGCCAGGCGGAAGCGTTTGAGCCACGGAGGCTTGTGCTTGCGCATTCATTTCCTTTCTCTAGAAACGGAAAGCCCCACGTTTTCACGTGGGGTTTCATAGCTGATGGCGTCACATGTGGGCGCCACGGTTGAAAAGCAGGACGAGCGCGGCGAGACCGATCCAGGCGATGACGAAGGTCATGCGTCCTCCACGGTCTCGGGCGCCACGTCGGCACGCAGCTCGTCCGGCAGGTGCGGTTTCGGATGCCGCTTGAGGAAATCGGGCTCGACGATCTCGCAGAACTGTTGCAACCAATGGAACAGCTGCCTCGTGTATGCGGCGAGCGCGAAGTATTTTCGCTGCTGGTCCTCCAGGTGCTGGATCTGCTCCTCCTGCGACTCGACCTGTTCCCTCAATGGCTTGATGACGGAATCGGTGAGGATGTCGCACGCCTTCGCGGCGATGTCCGCGGTGTCCTTGCGGCGGCTGGAGATGGCGCCGATGATGGCGCCCACTCCTCCACCGCCGATCAGGGCAACGATGAGAGACGTCCAGAATTCCGTGCTTGAAAAAAGCGGTGGCATCAATCCTCCCAAGGATCGAGCTTCGCCTGAACGTCGTCACGATATTTCTCGGGCACTTCGTCCAATTCCATGCGTCCGGCCTTGACGAGACGGACATACATGCGGACGGCTGCCGCGCGGTTGACTTTGGCCATGGTCACTCCTCCTTTCCGGATTTGTCTGTGTCGATGGAATCGATGTGGCCGGTGGTGGTCTTGTCATCGGCCACATCGGTGTCGGACGGCGTGTGGTTGGCCGAGTCATCTGCGGAATCATCGGTGGAGTCATCTGTGGAATCGTCGGCGAGGAGGTCGGCCAAAAGCTGGGCGTTGTCCAGTGAGGACTGCTCCAGCGCAGTGATGCGGTCGAGCACCGGCTGGGAGCTGGTGACGTCGCCTTCGAAGAGCATGTCGGCCTGCTCGACGGCCTCTTCTTCCAACAATGGGAGCACCTGATAGGATTCGATGGCCGTCCATTCGCTCCATGCCGGCGTCTGGTCGGTGGCCTCGTGGGTGACCTGCTTGATGTTCTTGCGGATACGGATGTCGGCCGTTCCGTCTCCTCGGGCGTGGTAGTCGAGCTCCTGCAATTGCTCGGAGGATGATACCTTCTGGATCATTGTGTTGTCCTTCCTGTTTTGGCGGCGGAGACCACGTGTCTCGCCTGGTGGAAAATCCTGTCGATGTCGTGGCGGCGGCGGAATGTCACGGAATCCGAGTGGTAGAGCCATCCGTAGTAGCTGATGCATTTGCGCGCCATGGCCATGGTCATCGGACGTTTCGCGGCGCTGGCGTATGCGCGTTCGGCTCGGAGGAATATGGCCGGTCTGACTCCGGTGCGGCACGGACGGAACGTGTAGCCGACCATGTCTATCGGCTCCGCTCCGATGTGTTTGACGTTCCAGGTCGGGTGGATCTCGAGATGCAGCCGGTCACGCAGGAAGCGGTGGAGTCGTTTGACCGCGATGGTCAGGTCGCGTTTCGACCGGCCGATGAGCAGTATGTCGTCGGCATAGAACAGCACGTGGGTGACGAGACGGCGCCGTATCTCCTCGCCTTGCCTCCTGCGGCTTCGTCTGATGGCGGAGAGAGATCCCTCGGCGTAATGCCATGCCGCGGAAAGGTAATAGTTCGCGAGCCATTGCGAGAGGTACGAGCCTATGTTCAGGCCGCGGTCTCCGCGGTATTGGTCGACGAGTGTGAAGACGAGTCGCAGCAGACGCCTGTCGCCGACGTCATGGGCGAGTATCCTTTTGAGCACGGCACGGTCGATCGACGGATAGCATTTGACGACGTCGAGTTTGACGAAGACCCTGCTGTCGCGTTCCTTCACCCATTTTCTGATGGCCTTGCGTGCGTCGTTGATGCCGCGGCCTGGGATGCTGGCCGTCTGCCACCTGCCTATCTTCGCGCGGAACAGCGGCATGAGCGCGCGGGCCGCGACGTAGTCGTGGATCTGATGCTCGATGGTCTCCCTGCCGATGATCCTGACCTTGCCGCTGATGGGCTCGACGTGCCGGTGGTATGTGATGGGCGGGAGGTGGAATTCGCCGGTCCGGATGTCGTCGGCGACCTCGCGGGCGAATCGGTCGAGGTCCGGATGGCGTTCGATAAATCGTCTGGCGTCCCTCCGGTGTCCCTTACCTTTGAGGCAGGCGTCGATGCATTCCCGGACGAACGCCGGATCGGTGACCGGCACGTGTTTGCAGTAGGTTTTGATTTTCGTGTCCTTTTCAAGCTATGGGGACAATGGGCGGCTTTCGATGTGTCTACCGGCCGCCTTCTCGGTTTGATTTTCGGAACTGGCCGGGGCTGTGCCTCCTCGCTTCCCGTGCGGGAGGTAGTCGTGACGGAATGGTTTTTTGTGTCCTCATGGGCGGCCGCCGTAGTTCCACCACGTGTTCGAGAGCGTGTTCCTGCAGTTCGAGCAGAACAGGCCGCAGTGCGAACCGTCGTTGAGATTGCCGCCGCGGTGGAGCGGAGACGGATGGAACCTCCGGTGGTGTCGTCACGAATCCCCTGATGGTTCGGCGGGGCGAGTGGAGGGGGCGTCGCCCCCTCGCTTCGCTCACCCCCACCGGATTCGGGCTACGCCCTCGTCCGGCCGAGGGTGGATAGGCGGCCGCCGAAGTCCCACCACGAGTTCGAGAGCGAGTTCCCGCAGTGCGAGCAGAACAGGCCGCAGCGCGAACCGTCGCTGAGATAGCCGCCGCGGCGGAGCTCGTGGAGTCCGGGATTGCTGATCGGGTTGATGAGCGTCGCGTCGGACAGGCCGCTGGTGCTGGTGCCTCCCCACTCGGTCGGGATGGTCATGCCGTGGGAGAAGGTGAAGCCCTTGGCGTACAACCAGTTGTTGTTGGTCTTGTCGGTGACGGACGGGAAATCGCCGAGGTGGACGTAGTCGGAGGTGATGGCCGACTTGGACGCCTTGGTCACGTCGAAGACCTTCCAGATCTCGGTGTGGCCGGCGGTGTCGGAGTCCTTGACGTTGTTGAGGATGACGTCGGCCTCGACTTCGTAGACGCCGGTGAAGATCTCGATGCCCTGGATGCGGATTGGCTGGTGGCTGCGCGGTATCGCGTCGGTGGCGTATCCGTCGGTGCCGAGCACGCCGTCGGTGGCGCCGGTCGGCCATGGCATCTGGGTGACGTGCATGGCGGCGGTGGTCGTGAATTTGTCGCCGGCCACGTTGATGGCGGTGGTTGCGGAGTCCACGACGGTCTTGGACAGGACCTTCCGCCAGGATGCCGCCTCTCCTACCTTCGGGTCTCCACGGTCGGTGCCCGAGCCGACGGAAACGTAGGAGCCGACATCGATGTATTGGGCGTCGGTCGTCTTGACGAGCGCTCGGGTGACGTTGGCTTCGGCCTTGCTGATGGTGATCTGGCCGTTGCCGCTGAAGTCGCCGCCGAGGGTGGTCTCGATGTTGCGGTCGGCGTATTTGAGCAGGTGCATGAGCTGGATGTACCAGGTGTCGGCCACGGTCTTGCCGCTCCAGCCCTTGCCTTTCTTGGCCGCCTGGTCGATGCATCCGTTCTGTGAGCCGAAGGCGGTGGAGGTCTGCTTGCCGGTGTAGGAGTGCGGGATGCCGGAGCCGTCGCACCATGCGCGGTATTTCGCGAACAGCATGTATGGGCGGAGGGTTCCGTCGGGGAGCATGGCGCCGGGCATGGGCACGAATCCGTCGTATTGGATGCCGCTGTAGCTGATGGTCATGTACTGGGCGTCGAGCTGCAGGCGGTAGAAGCCGGTGGCGGTCATGACGAGCGCTTCGCCGTGCGAGCCGTCGGCGGACCAGGTGCCGGCCTTGTCCTTGATGGCCGTGACAAACGGCTTGCCGGCGTCGTCGACGCCTCCGTTGACGTCCCACACGCGGAACGCGGGGAGCGAGCGGTAGTCGTCGCGGCCGCTCACGGTGTTGGTGGACGGGATGATGGTCAGGCCGGCGTTGTCGTCGAGCTTCACGCCCTGCGTGCTGTTGGATGTGGCCCAGAGCGGGAACCGGACGGTGTAGATGTTCGGGTCCGCGTGGGCCGCGAAGTATTCCGCGAGATTGGTTACGCGCCCCGTCGACGCGTCGTATTTGAAATTTGCGCCGTCCTTGGACTTCTGCGCGCGTTCCAGCCGGACGTAATCGCCCAGACGGATCACTTTGTCTGCATTCACCATTTACGTTCCTTTCTACTCAGGCGTTGATGGCATCGACGGCCCAGTCGATGTCGGACTGGTCGATGTCGGAGAGCGGATTACCGGTGTTGGGGATGAGGGTTGTCGGGTCGACGGTGACGAGGTCGGCGAAGTTGAGGGTGGCGGTGGTGTCGGGCACGTCGAAGGTGACGTTGAATTCGTGGCGGGTGCCGATGCCGGCACAGAGCGTGTATGCCCAGTCCTTTCCGGTTGGCGGGAGGTTCAGGGTGGTGGCGCCGTGTGCGTCGAGTGCGGTTTTGAGCGTCTCGTCCACGACGATCTTCTTCGATGCGGTGGCGAATCGGCTGGTCGGCGTGATGCTGATCGGGTCGTTGGCGAGGTCCACTACCCCGCCGGTTTCGAGTTTTCCTAGGTCGAATTTGACTTGTGTCATTTTTCCTCCTTGTTTTCGGTGGTGTTGAGCCGTCTCGTGGCTTCTGCGAGTTGGGCGCGCAGGATGGCGTTCTGTTTCGCTAGGTCGGCGAGCTGTCGTGCGAGGTCGTCGATGACGGTGTTTGCGTCTGCGGTGATTTCCATTGCCTGTCCTTTCGTCAGTCGGAGGCGGTCATCGTGTCGATGCGGGTGATGTTCCGCAGGTCGGCGAGCGCGATGTTTTGTGTGATGTGTGTGGTGATGTCTTCGAGTGTGGTGGTGTCTTGGTTGGTGTTGGTGAGTGTGGCTCGGATGCCGCGGGTGTCGTTTTGCCAGATTTCGCCGTTGTCGGTGCTGTAGGTGTATCGGAGGCCGAGGCGGTAGAGTTCGGCTTTCATGCTGTCTTTGGGGGGTCGGAGGTCGAGGATGTTTTGTGTGGTGTCGGCCATGGTTTTCCTTCCGGGTTTAGAGGGTGTACATCATGAAGACGCTGACCCACCATGCGTCGTTGGTTTGGCGGACGCCGACGCGGAGGTGGCCGCGTAGGTAGTTGCCGTCGCCGTTGATGCCGGTGGTGTTGCTGGGGTTGATGTTGCCTGGTACGAATGCGCCGCCGTAGAGGCCGTTGTTGAAGATGCAGGGGACGTTGAGACCGATTTTTGGGATGAATTCGGTTCTGAAGTATCCGATGTCCCAGTAGTCGCCGGATTGGAATGTGACGCTTTTTCGGTCTGCGCGTTGCAGTTCGAGTTGCATGTAGCAGGTGTTGCCTATGACGGTCATGTGGCTTCGGGGGTCTTTGCCGCTGTCGCCGCAGTAGGCTGTCCATCCGCTGGCGGGGACGAACCAGTCGTTGAGGTCGGTGTAGATGACTGGGTCGATGCGGACGTTGTTGACGTAGACGCCGAGGCCTCCGACTTGTTGTGCCCAGCCGTCGCTGCCGTTGATGTCGACGCGTTCGGCTTCCATGACGACGCGGGAGGCGCCGCTGTTGTATCGGACGACGCTGAGTTCGCTGTTGTCGGGGTTGATGCCGATGTTGAGTCGTCGGTAAGCTCCGGGGTCTGGTTGGCTAGTGTTGAAGCCGCGTGATTGGCCTTGGACGTACCAGGCGGTGCCGTCGGCGTCGTAGCATTCGAGGAGGCCGCAGACGCTGCCGTCTTCGGTGGTGGTGTTGCGCATCTCCAATCGAGGTCCGGACAGGGCGGTGGCGAAGCTACCGGCGAGCATGTTGGCCTTGCCGTTCAGGTGGACGGTGTTCTCGCCTTGGTCGTCCCAAAAATCGAGAGCCCCGCCCGTCAATTTGAATCCGACCTTGTCCGAGGTGCTGGACTGGATTTTCGTGCCGGTGATCGTGCCGCCGGTGATCGTGCCGCCGGTGATCGTGCCGCCTTCGAGGATTGGCGCGGTGATGCGGCCGTTGGTCATGACCGGACCATCCATTTTGACGCTGCCATCGGTCTTCAGGGTGAATTTGGCGTTGCCGGCTTGGTCGTAGCCGATGAGACCGCCGGAGGTGAGCTTGACGCCGCGGTTGGCATCCGAAGTGGTCTGGATGATGGCGCCGGTCACGGTGGCGCCCGAGATTGAGCCTCCGGACTGCACCGCGCCTTTGATGCTCAGGACGCCGGTGGAGACCGAATATGCGAGGCCGGTGCCGAGATACATGCCGCTCGCGTTGAATTTGATGTGCGCGGAGGACGGGTCCTCGCTGTCGCGGAATTCGGAGCCGATGATGGTGGCTCCACGGGCGGTGCCGGTGAAGGTTTGGGCGTTCGCGTCGATGTCCTTGCGTGCCTGCGCGAGGTCGTCGGAGACCTTGCCGACCTGTGTGTCCGTGTCCGTCTTCGCGGCGGCGAGGATTTCCGATGCGCTGTCGGCAAGGTCCTTCTGGGAGACGACGGGCGCGATGATGATGGTCGCGTGGTCGGATTCCGGCGAGGCGTTCGGAGCGGGCAAGCCGTCGAGGTCGTGGGCGCAGTCGTAGGCGATGGCCCAGATCTCGACCACGTCTCCGACGGGGAGGATGCCGGTGGTGATCTCCCCTCTGCCGCGCAGCGCGCCAAGGTCGATAATCTCGCCGGTGCTGTCAGGCTTCGCGAAGAGCTCCACGTGGTCGAAGTCGGCTGGGATGCCGCCCTCGAGCTCGCCGCCCCATCTGGCGCACGCGACCTCCAATGAGGATGTGGCGGACACGCCGATCGGACGGCCTGGAGGGGTCGTGTCTCCGACGAACGGGATGAGGCCGCCGGCACCGGGCATGGGCTCGGCCACTCCTCCTCCGAGCCATGTCTGCGTGCCGTCGCCGTTGTCCACGGCGATGGTGCCGGTCAGATAGGTGGCGTGCATGACGGCCTTGGAGTACGCGGCCTCGGCGAGGGTGAGCGCAAGGGAGTCGTCGGCCGGCCTGATCTCCATGTGACTGGCCATGTGATGCCTCCTTTAGTCGAATGGTTCGGCGATCGGGTCGAATTTGAGGGTGACCTTGCCGGTCTGGTCTCCGCTCATCTGCATGAGCCGCATGATGGTGACGCCGTCGGGCCAGTCGGGGAATCCGTCGATGGCGACATCGAAGGTCTCCCCCGGCCAGAAGCTGCCGAGCGGATGCAGTGGCATGCCGTTGGCGTCGGTGTCGTTGGCGTCCATCTCGCCGGACAGTTGGCAGAGCGGACGCCGGTTGGCGAGCATCGCGGCATTCGCGGCCGAGGAGAGCAGTTCCCAGGTCTTCGCGTCCGTGGCGCTGAGCGTGGTCTCGCGCAATGGCCATGGGTCCTCGCGTCTGGTCAGTGAGAGGTCTTCGGCCAAAGCGCACATGGTGCCACTGTCCGCGCCCGACCCCGTGGCGTAGACGCGCATGATGGGCGCGCACCTGTCGATCTTGATGTTCTCCAGAGTGCCGCCCTGCGGGTGGCAGGAGAGGCTGAGCCGCCTGTCCTGGTTGAGGTGGACGTCTCCGTCGCTGCCGGCGAGGAAGCGGAAGCGGATGTGCTGCGAATCCGCCAGATACGGGCGGAATTGCATGTCGGGGCCGCCGTCCGCGTCGGCGATGTTCTTGAGGATGTCCGAGCACTTGTGGCTGCCGATATTGCTGTCCTGGTATTCCGCGACGGTCTGGCGTGGCAGGATGGTTTTGTGCGGGCCGTCCGTCGACGTGGTGCTTCCCGTCTGCTTGCCGTCCGCGTCGAATGCGAACACCACGGTGGTGGTGGTCACGGTGCGCTCCGAATAGTCGGTGTGGTTTTTGGTGACGGTCTTCTTGGTGACGGTGGTCTGCGCCGTGGTGATGGTCTTGGTGCTCGTGTGCTGCTTGGTCACTGTCCCCTTGCGCGTCTGGTAACTGTACGGCTTGGTTTCGGCGACCTGCTTGGTCCGCTTCGACACGTGCCGTTCAGTGATGGTGGTGGTGTCGCCGTCCACCACGGTCTCGATGTAGCCGTCGGCCAATGTCTCGCGTCTCTTGGATTTGGTCTTGGCTGCGGTCTTGTCCTCTGTGGCTCCGTCGGACGGCAGGCTGTGCGTGCCGACCTCGTTGAGATAAGGCAGGTCGATCGGCAGCGAGCCGCCGGGCTTCGTCTCGGTGCATTGGCGGATGACCTCGCATGCCAGGGCGCGCCAGCTGAGGTTTTCGAACCGGTATTTCCGTGTGCTGGTGTGGTTCGCGCCGGTGCCGAACGCACCCTCGTGGACGAGATACCGGTCCTCGAGCATGCCGAACATGCTGACGACCGGCACGGAAACGTCATGCCAGCTGGACGTGCGCACACCCAGCGCGCCGGCCAGAATCGGCGTGCCCAATGATGACGGGTCGTCCATCGGCGAGCGCCAGAAGAGTGCGAGTCCACGCTTGTATGGTTGGAGTGCCGCGGCTCGTGCGGCTGGTGTGGTGCCGGGGATTTCGGTCCATGGGAGTTCGAGGCCGCTGATGGAGTCGTCTCCGAGTCCTTTGTCCTTGGTGGTGGCGAACGAGCAGTCGGACACGGTCATGGACCAGGAGAAGCTGGGGATGTCGATCTCCTGCGCCAGTTGGCCGCTTTGAACGTCGTAGAGGAAGGCGCGCCAGCTCATACCACCGGCCCCCTGTCCCAGATGATGAAGCGGCGGCCGCACCAGAGGGCGTCCTTGTTGTCCTGTGATGGGTTGTAGTGGAAGACGGGTGCGGATCCGTTTTGGAGCCACGTGCGCAGCCTTGCCGTGTGCCGTCCTGCGGCCACGGCGGCGATATAAGAGGTCTCATGTGTCTGCCATGCGCCGTAGCTGACGAAGTTGGCGCAGGAGTGGTCGAGGTCCTTGCCGTCGAGCTGGAATCCGATGGCCCATTCGCACCGGTGCGACATGTCGCTCCAGGAGGTCGCGCCGGCGGAGCTCAGATTGGTTTTGAACTGGAATTCGACCATCCTGTCGGTCGGCAGGGTGAAGTCGATGGGCTGTTCGAAATAGTATTTTTTGACGGTCGGATCGCCCGTCATGTCACGACGGTCCCAGTTCTCGCCGAGTTTTCCGAGACTGGAGCCGTATGGTAGGGCGTAGTCCGGCGTCCACATCTGGGTGGCGCTGGCCGTCGAGGTCGCGCCGGCCGGCATGCGCATCTTGCGGAGCATGGTGCAGCCGGCGGGTATCGTCGGTTCGGCCGGGTTCGCGCTTGGCGTGCCTTGGGTGACGCCTAGGGTGACGTAATTGTCGGAATCCTTGTATTCGAGCTGGTTGTGCGCGCAGATCCAGACGATGTCGATGCGCGGGTTTGATGGGTCTCCGGCGGACACGGCCGGGGTCTGGCCTCCCTCGTGGTAGGCGATGGTCTTGCCGTCGCTGTCACCACGCGAGCAGACGGCCACTCCCGCGCCGACGTTGTACCGCAGGTCGTTCCTGCCGGTGACGTTCAACCCGTCGATGATGCCGCAGTTGGCGAACTGGGCGCCGAGGATTCGACGGTGGACGAGCGGTGTCACGCCGATGTTGCTGGTGTTCGGTGCGATGCCCAATGCAACAGTGCTCATTGCTACTCCTTACATGTATGTGTCACGTACCGCGCAGTCGACGAATCCGCCGCCAAGGCTGCTCAGGACGACGTTGATGGATCCATCGGGCGGGACCGTAGGAAAGCCGCGCTCCTCCAGCATCCGGCTCACGTCCTGCCCTCCGATCGAGGCGGTTCGCGTGCGCGAGTCGAGGACGAGGGGCACGTCTTGGACCGGTTGCGTGCAGTGGATGGACTGCTGCAATCCGGGGAAGTCGAGTCTCACGCCGTCGGGCATGGGACCGTTGACGATGAAGACCGGGGAGGCGCGGCTGGATCCCTGGTTGGTTAGGACTCCGACGTTGGTGCCGGCGCCTTCGGCCTTGAGGCCGTATGAGAGCGGGTATCTGAGTCCCGTGCGATTGGCGCCGCCGTAGTTGAGGCCGCCGCCTGCCATGCTGACATGCTGTGCGGTGAGCTGGATCCGGCGAGCTTCGGCCGCGACTCGCTCCGGCCGCTCGAACACGAGCGTGATGTCGCCGCTGAGGTTCTGCCAGAGGGGATTCTGGATCTTCTGCTCGAGGCTCCTGCTGTAGTAGCCTCCGACGCATTGCGTGTCCTGTCCCTGGTCGGCGACGCGGCAGGTGACGAGGCCGTGGACGGCCCGGTCGAGCTGGGCGAGCAGGTCGAGCGCCTCCTGCCGGTCTCCGGCGAGGACGCGGTAGCCGACGGTCACGACGCGCGCCGCATAGAGGATGTCTGATTCGGCGATGTCGTGGCCACCGTCACCCTGTCCTCTGACGGTGACGGTGATCTTCGGGTCCGGCGTCTGATACCATCCGGCGATTCCGGTCAGCGCGATGCCGGGCCCTTGGAAGTCGCCATCGCCGTGGAGGGTGACGCTCGACCCGTTCGCGGTGAGTGTGACGTCTGACATCAGCGAGCGCTCCTTACTGCCGCGCTGGCGGTGCGGCCGATGATGGTGCCTGTCACGCTTGGCTGTTGCGTGGTGACGATCCTCATAGGCATGTTGACGGTGGTGGCGCCCGCGTCTGCTGGCATTTCGACTTTGACGACGATCGGCATGTCGCGAGAGGTAGAGAACACCTCACGCGGGATTTTCATCTCGTTCAAAGCACGCATAGTGGCGACGCCGTAATAATTGGTCGCGGCGGCGTTTTCGACGAATTCACCGGAGGACAGGGCAGCGTTCAGGAGTTGGACCGAATCGCTCATGCCGTTTCCGGCCGCCCACGTCGGACTGATATAGCCGTCGAAGATGCCGCCTGTGGCGAATCGGTCGAAATGCCCGTCTGTGAACATTCCGCCCGTGTAGGCTCTGTCCTTCTTCGTGCGCTCGGTGACCGTGAAGGACTTGTCGGCGATTTTGAAGTTGTTGATGGACTGGAGCACCGGTGTGGCCTGGTCGTTGACCGAGGCGGTGGCCTTCTTGTCCTTGAGTTTCTTGGCGTTGACTGCGTCGACCTTCGGTCCGGCCTTGTCGGTCGAATCGAGCGTGTTGCGCTTGTTGGTCAGCTTCTTCGCGTTCGCGGCGTTCGTCTTCGGCGTGGCCTTGTCCGTGGAGTCCAAGGTGTTGCGCTTGTTGGTCAGCTTCTTGGAGTTGGCCTTGTCGACCTTCGGCGAGGCGTTGTCCTTGGCGTCGAGCTTGGCCGTGGCCTTCTTGCCGTCGAGCTTGTTGACATTCGCGGAGGCCGTCTTAGCTTTTTTGGACGCCTTGTCGGTCGCATCGAGGGTCGCCTTGACGTGGGTCTTGTTGAAGGCCTGCATCATCTTCTGCGCCTTCTTGGCGCTGGCCGTGGCCTTCTTCGCGTCGGCGTCCAGCGTGGCCTTCGCGTCGATCTCGTGGAACTTGCCGAGGCTCGTCTTGGCGTCCTTGGTCTTCTTCTTGGCCTTGGAATCGTCAACGTCGAGCTTCGCCTTGTTGTCGCGGGCGGCTTTTTCGATTGATGTGATGCTGGACTGGATGTGAGACGAGCTCAAGCCCCAGCGGTCGGCGAGGTCGTTGGCGGCATGAGCGCTCATGCCGGACGCTTCGGCCTGTCGGATGACCGCTTCGCGGGCGTCCTGCAGCACCACTCTGGCGCGATTGAGTTCGCCGTTGGAGAAGTTGGTGTTCTCGCCCTGCTTGAGGATCTTCTCGGCGGCGTTCTGCGCGCTGCTGGCGATGTCCTCGAGGGCCTGCTTGGTCTTCGTGCCTTTCTCGGAGAATTTGTCGAGCAGGTTGCCGTACTGGTCGAAGACCACACCATTGTCCTTGCAGGTGTCCGACAGCTGGCCGATCTTCTGGTTGAGCTGGTCGACCGCCTCGTCGGCGGTGAGGTTGTTGGATTCGAGTCCGAAGAGCGATTTGACGAGTCCGTCGATTTCCTCGGCCGCGTCCTTGGCGCTGCTTCCGAGATCCTTGTTGGCGCTGGCGGCCTGCTTGGCGGAGGAGGCGCTCTTGCCATCGGCGCCCACGGCATCATTCGCGGCCTTCGTCTTTTCCTTGACCTTGTCGGACGCTTCCTTGTAGGCCTTGGACTCCTTGTTGATTTCGGACGTGAGGTCGTCGGCCACGGCGCGGCGCCTCGACATCTCGGAGGTGTCGTCCCCAGCGGCCTGGACGTACTCCTCGAGCGCGTCCTTGACCTTCTGCATGGCGGTGCCGTTGCCCATGGCGCTGCTGGTCACGTCGGTCAGGTTGACGCCCATCTCCTTCATGGCCTTGGACGCGTCCTCACCGCCGATTTTCAAATTCTGGAAATGGCCGGCGATGGTCTCGGCGATGTTGCTGCTGGACTCGATGCTCGTCTTGAGCTCGTCCTGCGCCTCCTTGGCCTTCTGCTGGGCGTTGGCGAATGCGGCAAGCGCGGCACCGGCGACAGTCAAAGCGATGCCCCATGGTCCGCCGAGGAGGGTGACGATGCCAGAGAGTCCTCCGCGTAAGCCTCGGGCTGCGATTTGGGTGCGGGTGAGTCCGTCGGCCATGGCGGCGGTGTCGGTGCCTTTGATGGCGGTGGTGATGTCGGTGAAGGCGCTTTTGAGTTGTGGTCCGGCTATGGCGATGCGTTGGATGGGGTCGGCGAGCAGGCCGAAGGCTTGGGCTGCGGCGCTGGTGCTGGTGTTGAGTGGTGTGACGGCCTTGTGGAGTCCGGCGAGGATGCCGGTGAGGCTTGCTCCGAGGACGATTGCCTGTTGGACTCCGGCGGGGAGGTTGCCGAAGTCGGTGATGAGGTCGGTCAGGCCCTGGGTGAATTTGCGGAGCGGCCCTTGCGCGCCCTCGCCGATCTTGGTCATGGCGGACTGGGTGGCGCTCTCGAGCATCTTGAGGTCGCCCTTGAGGTTGTTGGTCTTGTTGGACGCCTGCTGTGCGGCGAAGCCACTGTCGGAGACGGCCTTAGTCCAGTCTTCGACGCCTTGTTTGCCGGCGTCCATGATGATGCCGGCGCCTTTGATAGCGTAGCTGCCGAAGATGGTGGCTTCGGCCTGCTGGCGCTGCTGGTCGGTGAGGCTGCCGAGCTTGTCGTGCAATTGGCCGGCGAGGTCGGTCAGGCCGACGAATTTTCCGCTCGCGTCGTGAGTGCTGATACCGAGCTCTTCCATGGTGCTCTTCGCGTCGGAGGCTGGATTGGCGAGCTTCATCAACATGGAATTGAGCTGTGTGCCGGCTTCGGCGCCGACGATGCCGTTCTGGGCGAAGAGGCCGAGAACGCCGACGGTCTCCTGCAGATTCATGCCGAACGAATTCGCCATGACGCCGCAGTTGTTGAGCGCTTCGCCGAAGTCCGACACGTCGCCAACGGCCTTGTCCGCGCCTGCGGCCAATGCATCCGCGGTGGATGTGGCGTCCTTGCCGGACAGGTGGAACATGGTGAGCGCCTGGCTCATGTATTCGGCGGCGTTTCCGACGTCCATCTGTCCTGCGGCGGCGAGGTTGAGGGATGCGGTGAGGCCTCCGGAGAGTATGTCGGACACGCTCATGCCGGCTTTGGCGAGGTCGTTGATGGCGCCGGCTGATTCGGCTGCAGTGTAGACGGTGCTTGCGCCGGCCTGCAGTGCGGCCTCGCGTAATTGGCCGAGCTGTGCGGTGGTTGCACCCGAGTTGGCCTGCACGGTGCTCATCTGCTCGTCGAAGTCGGCGGCCATCTTGATGGATGCGATGCCGAACGCGGCCACGGCCAATCCCGCGGCGGTGATGCCCTTGGTGACGATGCCGGTCTTGCTGCCGGACTTTTCGAGTCCTCCGGCGAGCTCCTCGGTGCTTTTACCGGCCTTGGCCAGACTGGCCTCATACTGCGAGGTGTCGGCCATGAGTCGGACGACGATGTTCTTGTTGTCGGCCATTTCCCCTCCTTTTCAGTCGGTGATGTGTGCGACGAGCGAGTCTCTGGCTGGACTGTCCTTGTTGGCTTTCTGCCAGCGGCGCATGGCTTCCTGCATGTGGGTAGATGCCCAGCAGATGCTGGTTTCGGCGTGGAGGTTGAATTCCGCGTCGGGTGACTGGCAGATGTCTCGCGGCAATCCGCACAGTGGGCAGAGGGTCTGCTCGTATGCGGCGAGTGCGCGCATCCAGTCGCGTTCGGTCTCGTCCCATTCAGGTTCGGCCTGGTAGCCGATGATGCGGCGGTGGCTGTCGCGTTGGACGGTGATGGATGGCGTCCATCCCATCCACCGTTTGTAGCTGATGCCGAGCTGGCGGCAGAGCCGTAGGTCCTCTATCAGCCGCGGAGCACCTTCGAGGCTAGGTCGAATGCCGCTTTTGGGTCCGCGACGGTTCCGTTGAGCTCGTTGATGGCGTGCCAGAGCGGGGTGAATTGTCCGTCGGTCATCTCGCCGAACAGGGTGAGCAGGGCGTCCTTGGTGAGGTCGGCGTCGTCGACGGGCCTGCCTCCGATGGTGGCCGTCTCGATCATCTGCGGCAGCGCGGTGGCGGCGGTTCCGAACATGTCGCGGGTTCCGGCGGTAGCGCCGTTGGTGACGGTGTTGGCGGCGAGGGTCTGGGCCCATTTGCTCACGCCCATGGCGCGTAGGGTGATGACGAGTGTGCTTGCCTCGGCCTGCTTCCTCAATTCCTCGATGCGTTTGGCGGTGCGTTTGGCGGCGTTGTTGGCGCCGGCCTCGGTGACCTGTTCCGCGGTGAGTTCGCGGGCGAGCTGGTCTCCGAGCATGGCGATGCGTTCGGCGAGCTCCTGGTCGAGGATGATGTCGACCTGTTTGGTCTTGCGTGTCACTTTGAGCATGGTGTTCCTTCGCTCTGTAAAAAGTCCTGTGTTGGTGTTCCTTTGCGAAGAATTTGAGGGGTTCCCGCGTCGGCGAAGGGAACAAAGTCCGACGCGGGAAGAATTGTCAGGAGACCTTCACGTTCTCCGCCCAGCCGGGCGCCTTAATGGTGAAGTTGACCTTGGAGCGCAGCACCGTGTTGGCGGCGATGGCGTCCTTGGCGCTCATGCCGATGCGAACGGCGTAGACGTTGACCACGTCGCCGCTGACGAAGGTGCGGTCGGTGTCCTTGCCGTATCGGCGGACAATGAAGCCTTCGGCGCCCTCCTTGAGGGTTTCCATGGCGAGATTCTGGTTGGAATGCTCGGTGTTGGTGTTGTCGATGACCTCGATGCTCGGACCGGAGATTTTCTTCCTGCCGGGGTTTTCGTAATCCATGGACGAGTTTTCGCGCTGGTCGCTGATCGTGTCCTGCGAAGGCGTGCAGGACCAGCCGCCAAGGGTGACGTAGTTGGACAGGTCGGTGCCAGCGCCGATTTCGGCCGCGGTGGGCTTGTTGATGTCGTGGATGGTCGGCACCCAGATCGTGTTTACCTTGCCGTCCGCCGGTGTGGACGGGATCTCGACTCCCAGGTTGAGGGTCATTTTCGCTCCTTAAAAAGAAACCCTCCGCGGCCGATGGCCTTTGGAGGGTTGTGGTGTTGTCTGCTGGTCACATGCGCGACCAGTTGAATTTGAAGGTGAGCAGGCGGCACTGGTACAGGAGCGCCGTCTCCTCGGCGGTGAGTCCGGCGGCGTAGGCGCCGGAGTCGGAGAAGAGGGTGAGACAGCCGGTGTCGAAGCCTTGCGCCACGAAACGTTTGCCGGTCAGGCCGGGGACCATGAGGTCGTCGGCGATGACGTTGACGGAGTCGGTGGTGGTGCTGACGATGCGGATGGTCAGCGTGCCGATGCCGCCTTGGATGTGTTGCGTCTCGCCGATGGTGTGGCCGTTCGTCGTGACGGTCTCGATGATCCACGGCGGCTTGTCGGTCGGCTTCGGCGAGGTCTGTCTGTACACCGTCCAGCCGTTGACGGGTTGTGGGATGTGGTCGAGGATGGTGCCGGTCAGGGTCATGATCGAGGTCATGCGAATCCCTCCGTCCCCGCCTGCGCCACATGCCTTGCAAGCGACGGCAATTCCTCTTCGGCGTGTTCGTAGAAGCGGTGGCTTCCACCGCCCTTGGCGGTGCCGAAGAAGGCGATGTTGGCCAGACTGCCCGCACCGCCCTTTGTAGGGCTGATGTCGGCGGCGATGACCGACGCTCCGACGGTCTGCATCGTGTAATGGATGCCGATGCGCCTGAAGGCGGCGTTCCGGGACGTTTTCAGATCGCCCTCGATGCTTTCCTTGACGTTCTGCGCGCCCTTCTTCACTGCGGCGGACACCAATGCACGACGCACGGTGGCACCGTCCGCGAGAGTGGTTCCGAAGGCTTTCAGCTGGCTCGCGTCCACGTTCACAAGACTCATGCGTCCTCCTTCACGTTCCAGCGGCAGGCGGTGGCGTGCGTCTTCTCGGATTGCGGGGAGACGAGGCGGAGCCGTCTGCCTTTGAGCAGCGGGTTGGCGGATTCGGTGAGCTCCGCGACGTCTCCGGCGCGCAGGCCGTCGGTGCCGAAGGGAAAGTGCATGTACAGCGACCAGACGAGGCTTACGGCGCCCATGGCCTGGGCGGCGCTTCCCTCGGTCTGCTCGCTGGCGAGGCCGCCGCTGGTCTGCACCTTGCAGCGGCCTTCATACACTTTCGTGTCACCGGTGTCCGGCAGTCCGGTTTCCGGATCGGTGGTGGTGTCGCCTGGGCGTGTGACGACGCACTGGTCGGTCATGAGACTCTCCGCATCACGACGTGCCTTGGCTAGGAATGACGCGCTGATTTTCATCGGAAAACTCCAATCGACGTAACGTTCGCGCCGAAGCGGTTGCGCAGGCTGCGCTTGGTCGTTTCCGGCAATTCGGTCACGTCGATTTGGGCGGCGTCGCCTTGCGCGTATCCGACCTGTGCGTCGTCGACGCGCTCGTAGCTGACGCCGGCGTGGGCGCCGGGGCCGCCGTCCTCGAGCTGATGGAGTCCGGCTGCGACATACGAGCAGACGAGTCTGACAATATCGGCCGGCACAGGCTTCCAGCCGCCTGTGAAGGTGACGGTGATAGTCGACGGAATGCCGCCGAAGGGGCTCCACGGTTCGTCGCGGTAGAGCGATGAGCCGAAGAACCGCCAATCCTCGACAGGCTGTCCGTCGATGAGCACTTTGGACACTGAGCGGACGGCCTTGCAGGGCAGGTCGAGTTTCCTGGACTGTTCGCCGGGCAGGTCCACCGTCCATTCGCCGAGGGTGATCGGACAGCCGGCGGCCGAGCGGACAGCGTCGGAGACCGAGTCGAGCAGGCTTAATGCCGTCTGCTCGTCGGTCACGTCGATGCCGTAGCTCTTCAGGTCGGCCAGTGTGGCCAGTGCGGTCATTTCAGCCTCCGATCATCGATGGCTCACTCGGCGTCGGCGAGGGTCAGCTTGATCTTGGTCAGGCACTCGGGGCGGATGACCTTGGCGCCGTACAGATCGAGTCCGCGGACCATGTCGGCGAAGTCGGTCTGCATGCGCATGGCCTCGACCTTGCTGACCTGCTGCGCGAAGGTGACGGCGGCGTTGGTGCCGGCGATGATGGATTGCACGGTGGGCTTGGCGCTTTTCGCAGCGGGCACGTTGTTGGATTCCACGACGGAGAATCCTGCGACGGAGCCGACAACGCCGTTGAGGAGCGTGTTGTGGCCGGCATCAGTGCCTTCGATGAAGCGGGAGTCCTGCAGCAGCATGGCGTAGAAGTCGGGGCTGACGACGATCCAGCGTCCCTCGGTCGGCACGCTCTGCTTGTCGAGCTGGGTGCGTGCGGCCACGACTGCGAGGTACGCGTCGTTCGGGGTGGCGACGGTGACGGCCTTGGCCTCCTTGGTGACGGCCTTGTCCATCAGGCCGGAGATGTAGTTCTCGACGTTCAGCATCATGTTGTACGCCGCGGAGTTAGTGAACCGGCCGGTCAGGTCGCCCTTCGCCTGAACCTTGTCGAGGTCGTTGACGCTGAACGCGAAGTAATCGGACTGGTCGATGACGAGGGTGCCTTTGTCGGCGTCAGTCGCGGCCTCGACGGTGATGGTGCCGCCGCGGGAGTACTTCCTCACGGTCACGTCGTTGTATCCGGTGATATGGACGGTATCGCCGGCCTCACGGATGTCGCCTTCGAAGTCGCGGTTGCACAGGCTCGGGAAGACGAGCTTCGCGCGCAGGGCTTCAAGGATACTGGCGGACCAGACCTCGGGGATGAAATTGGTGATTGCCATTGCTGGCCTCCTTACTTGTTCTGGCGGCCTGCGAGCAGGTCATCCAGGCGGCCCTTGCGGCGCGCCTCCTCGATCTGCTTCGAGGTCATGTTCTTCAGGTCGTCCCTGGTGAGCTGTCCCGCGGAATGTTCTCCATCGCGGAAGCCTGACGGCGGGATGATTCCGTTCAGGCCAGCCTTGTTCCCGCCTTGCGCGAGATACGGGTGTGCCGAGACCAGAGCGTCGATCTTGTCGCTGATGGCCTGTTGGTCGTATCCGCCCTGATCGTCGGCGGTCAGGTCGGAGAAGTCGATGAGTTTCAAGGCATCGCCGGGGTTGATGAGCCTGCCGGTGGCGGCCGCGGTGACGTTGGCCTGGAGGACCTGCTTCTGCAGTCCGGCGATGGTGGCCTGTGCGGCGTCGAATTCCTCGCCGCGCTTCTGCCATTCGGCGACCTGCTTCTCGAGGTCGTCGACGCGGTCGGCCTTCTCGTAGGCGGCCTTGAGCTTCGCCTCGAGATCGCCGTTGACCTTCTTCTGGCCGAGGAACTTGTCGTGCCAGTCGACGGTCGGCTCCTGATTGTTCGGGTTGCCGGCTTTCGGATCCTGCTGTTGTCCTTCGGACATGGTGTTTCCTTTCATTTGGTGTAGACCTCGCCGTTGCTGGCGAGCCATCTGCGGTACGAGTTCTCCGCCCTGGCCAGCACGTCAGGTGTGACCAGCGAACCCGGCTGGTACGGGTTGCGGCCGGCGAGGGCGGCTTCGTAGCGGAGTCGTGCGTTCTGGAGGCGTTTCTGGGCGGCTGTCTGTTCTTCGTGTCGGCCTTGGCGCCATTCGTTGTTGTGGAGCCATTGCTGGCGGCGGAGCGCTGGGACTTGGGTTCTCCAGTTGTCGGGGAGGATGTAGCCCTCGCGCTTCAGGAGTTCGATGGTCTGTTCGCGCGGAAGGTGAAAACTGTAGATGCCTTCCGGTGTGAGCCTGCGCCGCTGGCGTTGTCCGTATTCGTATTTGCGGATCATATGGCTCCATCCGTAGCGGCCAGTGCCTTCGGACGTGGTCATGTGGACATTGCCGCGGCCGATTGGCCGCATGCCTCGGTGGGCGTTGACGACCTGGTAGATGTCGGCGCCGTCTCTGATTGCCTGTGCGTCGGCATGTCCGAAGACCTTGTCCTGCTCCTCTTCGCTCATATTGTTGAAGCGGTCCATCGGACTGGTGATCCAGCCTTGTTTCTCGGCCTTTTCCTTGCCTTTGCAGGGGATGGTGCGGCCGTGGCATTTCGGGTGTCGGAGGAAGTCGTTGTTGTGCCGGAAGTATTTTCCGGCGAGGATGGCGCATCGTGGGCAGCAGTCGGGTGATTCGACGCGCACGTAGCCGACGCCTGCCCTTTGTGTGATGCTGACGCCCATCGCGCTGATTGACGTGTCCTCGATGGCCTGCATGGCCATCTGGCGGAGCGTCGCGCGTCCAGCCTGCATGGCATCCGATTCGTCCATGCCGGACTTGATGGCCGACAGGGTGTGCGTGACCGGGATGCCGAAATACGATTCGAGGTCGATGCCGCTCGGCGCGAAGCCGGTTCCGAATGCGAGAGGATTCGCGATGCCGCCGTCTGGCTGGATGTAATCGCTCTGTTCGGCGAGCATCAGCGTGGATGAGTCCATCGCGTCGGCGGCGGCGCGCGTCTGCAGGGTGGCGAAGAGCGTCAGGAAGTCGGCGTTCGTCCGATTCCAGCTGTCACGCACCCGTCGCGGATCCACGCCCTTCCATGTTTTGTCCGCCGCCTTCACGGCCAGCAGGCATAGTCTGGCCAGGGTGTGCCGGCTGTCCGACAGGCTGTCCATCGTCACCGTCATCAGATGCACCTCCGACCTGCAGGGTTCGCGCTATCTCGGCCATCTCCGGGTCGCTGTTCTCCTCGTCGATCATGCGCATGATGCGCTTGATGTCCTCGGGGCTCTGGCCCATCTGTTCGGCGATCCACTGCAGCGGGTAGCCGAGCCGCCTGTATTTGAGCATCGCGTCGGCCATGAGGGCCTCGCTGCGGTACTGCGGCGTGGCGAACACGACCTTGGAGTCCTCGAGGATGCGCGCTGACTGCTCGTCGTCCTCGAGCGTCATGGCCATCTCGCACAGCTCACGCACCGGCTGGCGCATGAAGCTGATGCGCTCCAACGTCTTGCTGACCAATCCGGCTTCGGCGACCTCGTAGCCGGTGGCGGGCACCTCCGCGTTCGTCAAAAGATAATGGCCTGGCGTGCGCGTCTCGGCGGCGATGTGCTCGACCGCCTTCTGGATGATCGGAAGGAAGGCCTGCAGGTTGCTTGCCGTCCATTCGCCGATCGACACGTTGTCGCCGGTGATCTGCATGATGCGCTCCATGACCTGCTTGTCGAGGTTCACGGGACGTTCGCCCACCTGCTCTCCGGTGGCCTTGTCGAACACCGGTTCGGACAGGCTGTCGCCGCCGAGGATGACCCTCGCGGGCATGGACGCGAAGTCCAATGCGTTCAAGGTGTATGCCCAGCAGACGTTGACGGCGTCCTGCATGGATTCGACCTGCTCGACGTCGCTGATGGGAAGGTTGTCCAGGAGCATCTGGTTGCGGAATTCGACCAGTGGGACGCGGCCGAGCGGGTTCGGGCGGGCGGAGTCCGGCAGGAACATCCATCCCTCGACGCCCGGCGGCAGACGGTCTCGTTCGTCGTCTCCGCCCGCGCGGACGCGCACCACGTCGAAGACCACGTCGGGCAGCAGCAGCGTGCCGAATTCGTGCTCCTCGTCGTATCTGACCAGGAGGCCGGCGTCGACCTCGCCGGTGAGCGGATCGTAGTGGACAGCCGCCGAGTCGGGGTGTTCGAAACTTATGCGCGCCCTGCCGTCCGGCATCGAGGTGACCAGGCCGAAGGCTCTGCCTGTGGTGGTCATCATCAAGGCGGTCTCCTGCAGTTTGCGGTCGCAGTCGTTGCGCTCCCACACGCGCATCACGTGCGAGTCGAGTTCGACGTCGCCGTATGGGATGAAGCCTCGGAAGTGGATGCGTTCCACGGGCGCCTGCGCCACAGGCAGGCACCAGTTATCGGCGAATCCGCTGAAACGATCCGACATGTAGCGTTTGAATTCGTCGGACGCGAATTTCAGGGTGCCACGCTTGCCGCGCACGTAGTCCGTGTGCTTCCTAATGTCCGAGCGTCGCTGCTCTATCTTCATGGCGAGCAGGTTCGCCATACGGTTCACGTCCGCGGCGGTGCGAATCATTCAGAATCCCCTTGTTGTCGAGCCGGTCAGCAGGTAGGCCTTGCGTTTCCTGCCCCAGCCGGCGGCGCGCGCGTCGCATGCCGCCTCATGTGCGAGCACGCTGGTGACCGCCGCGTCGATTTTCCTTGTCTGTTTTGGCTTGCCGAGCCCGTACCGTTCGCCGGACTTGGCGAAGCGTCTTGCGTTGCGCATGTGCGTGATGGTGATCGGACAGCCATCCTGGGTGATGGCGTGGTGCTCGAGGTCGGATTCGAAGCGTTTCAATGCCTCCCAGACGGCGGTGATGCGGCTGGAGCCGCTCATCGACCAGGGAATGTACTTCTTCGGCCCGTATTGGGAGTCCCATGCCTCGATCTGCGACTCCCACGACACCTCGTCGCGGAATCCGGGGTCGCAGTAGGCGCGCACGATCTTGTACCGGTCGTTGAGCTCGTCCATGGCGGCGTTGACCTCGCTGCGCGGGATTCGACCGCCCCATGTCTTCGGGTTCCAGATGGTGGGACGCCGGTCCTCGCCGTAGCGCGGAGTGAAGATGAAGCCCTCGCGTGTTTCGGCCTTGATGCATGTCCAGTCGTCGTTCTCGGAGCCGTCGAAGCCGAGGCACACCTCGGTGCCCTTCGACGGGTTCTCAAGCCAAAGCTCATGCTCGGACACGCTAATATCCCATGTTCCTCAAGACCGATTTTGACAAACTCTTCTGCGAGCGCTGGTAGTTCTGGTTTGTGATCTCCCTTGTTGTCGCTTCGCCGAAGGAATTGACGAATGCGTGGCGTGTGCCGCTTGATTTTGGTTGGCGTCGGATCTGTTCGTCGGAGATTCTGTCGCGCTGTGCCCTGGCGGTGCGGAATGCCTTGGAGGCTGCCCGGTATTTGTCGTAGTTCGCCTTGGTTGCCTCTGGAAAGACGCTTTCCGGCATGCGCTGGTTGTATTGCGTGGCTCCGTGCGCGGTTCTCTGCATGATTTCCGATGCGGTGTCCATGCGGTTTCCCGCGTCGCGCATCATCTTGGTGAGATCCGTGTCGCTTACGGATGAAAGGTCAGAGGAAGAGCCTCCCCCTCCGCCGCCATGTCCGCCACGTCCTGCGCCTGAGCTTGATCCTCTTCCGCCCATTTTTTCATCCTTTCCGCATTGCTGTTTTTGTATGTGACCACTTCGATGCCACTGAAGTCGAAAAACGGAATGGCATCTCCGTAGAGGAGAATCTTTTCCGGTGCGAGCCTGTCGATCGCGTATCGCATGCCGAGCCGCCAATAGAGTTCTGCCGTCGGATTGTCGTTCGTTCCGACCGTGCTTACCGCGACGGTGGAGTTGTTTGGAATGCCTGAAAAGCAGTACGGGAATGACTCTGGGCCCGCCCATTGAAGTGTTGGGATGACTTTCAGTCCGCAGGCCTGCCAGTATGCTCCGATCAGACGGCTTCGGAAGACGTTATAGATCTTCATCGCTTCCGGCATGTCCATGTATGTGCTGAAATCAGGTGTCAGCACGCACTGGAAGCGTTTGAGCGGTGCGATGTATCTGTCCGGCTGGTTCCAGACTCTCTGGAACTGGTAGTCATCGATGAAGAAATGGATTCCGCAATGCTTGACTGTCTTTTTGCCGGTCGCGTAATTGAAGCCTATCAACGTGTCAGGGGGGTGACGTCCTGTTTTGCAAGCATTGGCATGTCGTATCGGCCAACTGTCCGCACCTTTTGCAGCAGCGGAAGATTGTATTGCCTCATCGTCCGCATCCTTGATTTGTTGAGTGGTCTATTGTCCCGCATAGCAGCTCTCCCATAGTCCGTCCTCGAGCCATGCGCCGCCGCCCTGCACCATGCGGTTGCCAAAGAAGCGTTCCGCCTGCGCGGGATCCTTCTCCATGAGGGCCTCGGCCTCCGCCTCGACGGAATCCAAGGGCACCCAGGGGCTGCCGGCGTACACCCATTCGAGGATCTTGCGGCGTTCGCGCCGGTTGTTGAAGCTGTATGGCGTACCGTCCTTGTGGCGCAGGTCCGGGTTGAGGTCGGGGTTGCGGTAGAAGATCCACACATCCGATGCCGATGTCTCGAATTGCTGTTGGGCATAGGAATTTTCGCCGGGGTCGTAGGCGTTGGTCCAGAAGTGCGTTCTGCCGCCCATGCCGGCGGCGCCGCGGCGTTGGGTGTCGGCCACGTCGAGCATGCCGTTCGACTTGGTGTACAGGCCGGCCTCGTCCTGTTCGGCATCGCTGATCGGGTTGCCCAGACGGCTGGTGGCCGATGCGGTCACCACATCGATGCGGTCAAGGTCGAGATCGTCATCGTCCAAGTTGATTCCGGGGCGCAGGATGCGGATGAAGCCCTCGCGCACCTTGAGCAGCTGCTTCAACGGGCCGAGCCGGATCATCGCGACGAGTGGACGGTAGGCGTTGCGCACCTGGTCCTCGGAGTTCGCGGTCAGCTGGATGAGTGGCGAAGGGTGACGCATGCCTTTCGGTTCGCCCGGATTGTAGTGGTAGACCCATCCGCAGGGGCAGCCGTTGTCGGAGCATCGGTACACGTCGCCGGGCTTCGCCCAACCGGCGAACACGACGGGCCCGCAGGCCTCGAGTATCGCGCATGAGGCCTCGGTCGGTCCCTTGCCGGTCTTCTGTGGTCCGATGCATCCGGTCAGACGGTATTGGAAGGCCTGGTTGAGGACGAGCGGATTGTCTACCGTGACCTCCTCGGGAGGCACGAATTCCGCGTCCTCGCGCACCCGCCAGCGGTGCGCGGCGTACCAGAATTGCCAATCGGACCAGCAGAATGGCTTGCCGCGGAGGATGCCGTCTGGCTGGCGCACATGCCGCTGCACCCACGCGTCCTGCAGGTCGGCCAATGTCGGGAAGTCGATGATCCAATCGTCGGCCATGTCACGCCCTCAGGCGTCGTGGGAACTGGACGATCTTGGTGTCCATTCCGCTGGCGGCGGCCTCCACGTCCGTGGCGGACACCTCGTGGGCGGCCATGTCGACGTTGTCTTCGGAGATCTTCCAGCCGAGCGCCTGCAATCCGGCCTCGGACAGGCCGATGCGATCCTCAAGCCTGATCTTCACGGCCACGTCCGCGGCCTTCGCCAATGAGCTCTCGCAGATCACACATTCGCGCACGTACGAGGCAATCTGGTAGTGCAGGTACTTCAGCTGCGGCTGTTTCCATGCGCGCGCCTGCGGCAGACGCCACAGCTGTTTCCACAGTTCGGCCTCCCGATTGTTCCAGGATTCCGAACCGGCGGTGTCCTCGACCCACTCCTGCGACTCCTTGTCGAAATCGCGGAGCACATACGGTGGTAGCGGGAATTTCGGCGGCCGGCCCTTGTATTCGGTGTTGGGCAGGCTGCGCAAAGTGTATCCCCTGCGTTCGCTCGCTCCGCTCGACGGATCCGGCATCGGACCGGATCTGACGCGTTTTCCTCCTCTTGGCATGTCTCCTCCATCGTCGGACGGCCTCGCGCCGTTCCTTCGCTGTCGGCGGCCGGGCCTTTCGCCCGACCCCCTCTGAAACCTTTGAACCCTCCGCACCTCGGAGACAGCTCTCCGGCGGTTCTAGCCACCAACCCGTTAGGGGGTACCCCCCGTGGGTGTTTCGGCGGGTTGATTTCGTTGATTTTCCAACGTTTTCCAATGCCGCGCGTTCGGCTTCGCGGCGGGCTGCGAACCGAATTGAAAAAGACTTGATCGCTTTTGTCTTCCGCTTCGTCTCACGTTTGCGGCGCGCGTTGGACGTCGTCGGCTCGGCTCGACGGCATGCGTTCGTGGCGTCGATAGTGATGAATCAGCGAAGGCTTCGTCCGTTGAAGCCTGAAGGTTTCGTTCTTGCCGTCTTGCTGTCGTGGCAACGCTTGCACAGGCCGCGCATGCGTGTCGGGTCGTTGGGGTCCAGTCCGGCTTCGATGAGCTCGACTCGTTCGAGCGGCCAATGGTCGGCGATGGTGCTGGGGGCGCCGCACAGGCCATGGTGCCTGCCGCATCCGTCGGGTCCGTCACCTGGGCAGACGCATCGCGGATCCCTCGCCAGCACACGGGCACGTGCGAGCCGATGGGCTTTCGAGGTGTATGGATTGCGGCCGCGCGAGCGGCGCTTGTCCTTGGCTTTCCTGCACTCGTCGCACAGGGAGCCGGAGGAGACCAGATGCGGGCAGCCGGAGGTGGAGCATACCTTGTACATCGAATCCCCCATTGGTGGAGAAGGTCCGGCATGTCGGGGTACCCGCACCTCGAAAGCTCCCCCGCAAACCACTGCCAGATTCGCCATTCTCAAGCACATCAGGTGAACCACCCCATGGATGTGGCGCTGACAAGCCCTGGTGGCCGGTTCTACTAGTGGACCATGCCGGACACGGATAATCATAAGCGCTTCGGGCTGGAGTCGAACCAGCGACCCGCGGGCCGGCACATATCGTTGACGGGCAATTGAGAATTGGAAACCATGACCGGTTAGAGGTCCGCTCATTGGAATCCGTGCCGTCCCGCAGCTCTACCGCTGAGCCTACCGAAGCACGAAGGCCACCCGGCAAACGCCGAATGGCCTCCAATCACGAAAGGGCACGAACAAGGCAACCTGTGGCCACCCACAATTCGCGCTCACCATACACATTAAACGGCGAGCGGACATCGAACAAATGTTCGGCGTGTCGCATCAGCCGACATGCGACGCCGCATCAAGCAACTCACCCGCCACCACACGCCACCTGCCCGAGCCAAGGCGCTCGCAGCCATGCAGCCTGCCCGACCGCAACAGCCACTCGACCTGCTTGCGCGACACGCGCCGTCCGATGACATTGGAAAGCCACGACGCCAACTCGGCCGGACTGCCGTCCACGGTGCGCGAACGCGCGTCCCGCTCATGCTCCGTGACCAACGCCTCCAAATCCAGGCGAACGCCACAGGACGGACAGTCACCGGCCCTCATGCCGAACGGGGCCGCTATCCGCTGGCCGCACTCCGTGCAGGAGACCACCGTCACACGAGGATCGCGCTCGCGCATCATGCCGTCGAAATCGATGAGCGTGGCGTGCAGGTCGAGCATGAGGTCCGGCGTCCTGCCGCTGGCCGCCAGGCTGTTGCGGTTGGAGATGGCCTTGCGCCATGCCTTGCGCCATGATTCCGGCCTGAGCAGGCTGTAGCGGATGTCGACGGTGGAGGCGATGTCGAGCATGAGGCGCGAGGCGCGCTCCCACTGCTCCTGCCAGTGGGTGCTGATGGGCAGTGGCGCGACTCCGCGCGATGGCGCGTGCGAGCGTCCACCGATGCGGGCGGTGCGGTCGGCCAGCGCGCGGAGTGCCGGAATCACGTGGGCCAGCGAGCCGATGTCCTCGATATACCGGCGCAGGCAGGATTGGCAGATGGCCCATCCGGCCGTGGTTGGATTGCCGCAGTTCGGGCATGGCGTCTCAGTGTCCCTCATGACTTCCTTCGGTTCGAACGGATGTTCTGCTTAGATTCTACCGTCGGCGAGCGCCGTTTTCGGTGGGATGGTTGTTGATGACGGCGGTTATCTCGTCGGTGGTGCATTGCGGCAGGATCCGGCGGATTTCAGCCACCGTGTATCCGCGCTCATGCCATCGGATGATGTCGTGTTCGGTGGATTTCCTCATTTCCGCCCTCGTCTCCTTTCACGGTGTTCGATGATGGCGAGCGCCAGGTAGATGGAGAGGAGCGCTGGGATTATGAGTATCTGCCTGATGGTCTGGATGATTCGTCTCATGATTCCTCCTTCGTCCGTCCGTTTTCGATTTCGGCGATTTTGCGTATGAGGATGGTCAGGGCATGCTGTCTGCATCCTCCTGCCATGACGGCCCATACGTCTCTCAGGTCGGCCCAGTCCGCTTCGGCGAGTGTGGATAGCAGGGCGACGACTTCGTCCCTGTGGCCTTCGTCGGTGAGCGGGACGCCGTGCATGATTGCGTCCTTGGCGTACCATACGGCCTTGTCCAGGTCTTCGATGCCGTTCTTGCCTTTCCATCTGAAGCAGTATTTGACCACGTTGCCCCATTCGAAGCTGAGCAGGCGCGTCAGCTCGATGCATTCGAACGGGCCGTTGCGGTAGTGGTCCGGATTGATGCTGTCACTCATCGGCGTCCTCCTTGAATGGATTGTCGGCGGTGTGTGGAGGGAAGTCGCATTGCTGATCGGTCCATCCGGCGGAGTATCCAGCCTCCCATGCCTGCGCGAGCTGCCGGCGGCGCTCGCCGGATTCGATGAGGTCGTACATGTCGCTCATGCGTCCTCCTCCGCGCCGGCCGGCCCTTCCTGGAGCCCGAGCCTCCTCTTGCAACGCGAGATGGCCGCGTAGAACGCGTCCATGCGTCCGAGACAGAACTGCAAGTCGCACATATCACTCCGATGCTGGATCAGATCGATGTACTCCTCGGTGGCCTCGCCCTCGAGCTCGGAAATCAGTCCACTCATCTCCGCCATGTCCCGTCGTTCGGCGCTCGCCGGCGGCTCCTTCGGTTCGAACGGATGTTCGGCGGCGATGGCGTCTCGTACCGCTATGGCGGTCTCGTCATCCTTGAAGACGAGGTCCACGCATCCGGTTTTGGCGCTCACGGTCGGCGTGCGCGAGCAGTTGGTGTCGATGATGCTGAGCATGTGGTTTCGCTTCGTGTATTGCGCTTTTATCACGATTCCTCCTTTTCGAGCGCCTCCGCCATGGCCGAGCACATGCCGGCCACCGCGAACTTCGCGGCCATGATGGTGATGTCCTCGCGCAGCAGTCCCTGGCGGAGCAGGTATCTGAGCGCGGCGGCCTCCTCCACGTCCGACGGCTGGCGCAGGCTCCCGGCCGTGTAGCCGTCCGCGTACGCCTGGATGACCGCCTCGGCGATCGGCGAGCGCAACGACGGCGCCCTGCCACGCAGGGTCTCCTTCTCGCGCCTGACTTCCTCTTCCAATCCGTTCATCGGCGATTCCCCTTTCTTGCTTGTTTGATGATGGTGCGTCTTCCGGTGACGAGATCAGCGATTTCGACCTTGCCCGCATGTTCGGCGAGCTTCTTGGCTTTGGCGAGCGCCTCGTCCATCTCGGTGAGGATGTCCACCAGCTCGCCGTCAACGATCAGATAGATCATCGGAGCACCTCCCCGCAGTCGGATGCTCCGACACCCAGCGCTCATACCGCCAATACGTCGCGAGCGGCACTGTCCTGACCGGCCTGAATCCAAGCCTCCACATGCAGTCGGCGCACGCTTCGGACGCCACCCTGGACTGGTCCGCGTAGCACAGGCACACGCGGTACACGGGACCTGAACACCACCGGCCGCACAAATCGCAGGTGTGCATGTCCTGCGTGACCAACTCGTCACGCCGGGGCAGGGAAAGGATTCCCCGCATCCCGCTCCTCCACGGCATCAGCGAGCGCCTCTTTGATCTTGTCCCTGGCGAAGGCATAGGTGTTGTATCTGGTCGTCGCGCATTCCTCGAGGGGCCTATTGCCTTGACAACTTCCGGCGCGTGCGGCCTTGAGTTCCTGGGTGATGAGTTTGTTGAGCGTGTTGATGGCGATGTCTGCGTCACTGTCTCTCATTGTTTTCCTTCCTTTTCCTGCGGTATTCGCGTTTCCATTCGGCTTCGTGGGCGAGTCTGATTTCGAGTGGCTGTTTGCCGTATCGCTTCTCGGTCTTCGTCCGCATGGCCGTGATGCCGTCCGCGAAATACCCGATGATCCATTCGGCGGATGGAGCGCTCATTCCGTGTCCTCGCTTTAATGGCCCTGCAGCGCGTTGCGCTTGCGCTGCCGTTCGGTCTTGCGGTCGATCCATGCGTGGACGTCGGCGTCGTCGACGTCGTACATGCGGGTCAATTGGTAGAGGCTGATGGTCACGTCGGCCATCTCCTCGGCGAGGTTGTTCTCGATGTCGAGCTCGCCGCACAGGCGTTTGCTGATCGCTTTGATGAGTTCGGAGCATTCCTCCATGCAGACGACGCTCTGTATTGAGACTCCGTTGAGCTCGATCGTCTTGTCCCAGACTTCGTGGTTGGTCATTTCCTTGTCCTTTCGTGGTTGGTGTCAGTCATCGCCGGCGATGATGAGGTTGTGGCATCCGTCGACGACGAATTCCCTGCATTCGGTCTTCCGCATGCGCGCCCTGCCGACCGCCCGCCATCCGTTGATGGCGAACAGCACGGTCAGCAGCAGGAACAGCAGGGACAGCAGCCAATGGCCGCCGGCGAGCGCCATTCCCGTGGCGGCGCCTTCCAGGCCGATGGAGATGGCTGTGAGGGTGTATGGTTTTGGGTCCATGTCGGTGTCTTCGGTGATGGTCATGATGATTCCTTTGTGTTCCGTGTCGTGGTCGGTCATCGGATGCTCCTTTCGGCCTGGCACATGATGTGCATGGTGTCGGCGGCGGAGCGTTGGATGAACTTTTCGACCATCTGCGGGGTGGCGTTGCGTGGCAGTGGGTTGATGCAGGGGCCGTCGTCCAGGCGTTGCATGAGGCGTATGACCTTGCGACGGCGTTTCGGCGTGAGGGTGACGTGTCTTTCGACGGCTCTGACGATCACCAGCCGGTCGCACCGGTAGCAGCCGTCGAAGTCCTCGTCGGAGGCTTCGAGTTCTCCGACTGGGCGCACCTGGTACACGTCGCCCTTGCCGTACATCGACGCGTAGAGGGCGGCGTAGTCGCGGTATCTGGTGCAGTACACCTGTTCGGGGTGTCCGGTGCCTTCGATCGCGTCCGCGCCTTTTTCTCGTCTGGCGCGGCAGATCGGGCAATCGTCGTAGTTGTCGCGGCTGTGGCCTGGTTCGATGCTGTCGCCGGGTTGGAGGTCGGGGGCTCCTCCGTGGTAGAGCACGCTCATTGTGTTTCCTTTCGTAGTTGGTGTCATTTCCGTGGTCCCGCAGGGCCGTCGTGGTCTCCGCCGAGCCATGCGATGAAGACCGCGGCGAGCAGGATGAATGCGGCTAGTCCGTCCATCGTCCGCCTTTCCGTTTCATTTGCCGCTGTCCTTGAGTTGGATGGTTTCGAGGTAGTGGCGGTAGTCGTGGATGTCTCTGGTGATGCAGTCCTCGACGCGGTGTCGGCCTTCGTGGTGGCTGGTGTATGGGTCGGGGCCTCCGAGGATGGCGACGAGGCGTCTGATGGTGGTCAGGTCGAGTTTGCGGTGGCTGAGCGGGCTGGTGTCGATGGCGAGGAGTCCGAGGAATCCGAGGTCGAAGTCGACGTTGGTGCCGGTCGGTACGAGCTGGAACCGTTGTTCGAGTGATTCGAGGTATTCCTCCGCGGCGTTGCCTACGGCGGCTGGGCCGTTCTGGCGTGTGCTGGCGGCGCGGACTTCGGCGATGAGGCCGTTGGCTGTGTGGTGCTCCCATGCCCAGGGTGTGATGCGGCTGATGTCGAGGATGTCGGGTTTGACGATCGCGTGGAAGGCGCCGTAGTCCTGGGTGGCGGTGCTGTCGGTGCAGGCCATGCCGATTTCGAGGATCTGCGCTGTGGTGCGGTCGGGGCCGGTGGTCTCCATGTCGATCCATAGGAGCGCTTCCGGCTTGGTGCTGGTGGTGGTCATGCTAGTCGTCCTCTCCGTCGAGCGGGATGGTGAGGATGTGGTCCATGAAGCTTTTCCTCTTGGCCTTCTCGGCGAGGAGACGGTCGGATTGTTCGAGGTTCTCGCATGCGTTGCGCATGCTGTGCGCCCTGTCGGTGACCTTGCGGTTGAGGTGCAGGATGAGGCTGGCGGCCTCGTCGACGATGATGTCGTCGCTGCCGATGAGCGATGCCGCGTACGCGTCGAGGCGTCCGGCGGCCTGCTGCAGGCCGGTGACCAGCCTGTCGAGCTGGGCGGCCGCGTCGAGGCGTCCGAGGCTCCTGTCGAGGTCGGCCGCGGCCTGTCCGGATTCGGTGGTCTTGTTCTGTTCTTCCATGGTGTTTTCCTTTCGGTGTTCAGGATTTCCGTTCGAGCGTGAGGATCGATTCGAATGGCGGCAGGAGGATGTTGTCCCTGTCGGGCGCGGTCAGCAGGATGACCGGGAAGCCGATGGCCTCGTCGACCAGGTATGGCATCGGCAGGCCGTTGCGCGTCGGCATGGGCGCGAAACGTCCGTCGACCACTCCGGTCGGCGTGTATGCGACGTACCGCATGCCGTCGAGCTGGGATTCGTCCATGCGCCGCCAGTCGACGTGGGCGAACACGTGGCCGTTGCCCCTCATGCTCCGCCTCCCTCCGGCACCGGTGCCGCCATGTCGGCGAGCGCCTTGGATGCCTTGTCTGGGTCGAGGCCGTTGTTGAGCATGTCGGCGAGGGCGCAGGCGGTTTCGTCGGGTGTGGCGGTGGTGTCGGTGCGGTCGAGCAGGCCGAGGACGTGGCCGCATGCCCAGGTGTGCGTGTGTGGCTTCGGCTCGGGGGCGGGTTTGCCGGAGTGGGCGGGTCGGCCTTCGGCGAGTTGTCGGGATTCGCTGCGAATCCACTCGAAGAAGGCGTTGTCGAGTCCGTCGAGCGTGGAGCGGTAGCCGTAGTGTTCCAGTCCTTTGGCGTGGAGCTTGAGACGGAAGGTGGTGGCGAGTTCGTCGAGGTCGACGCGTGGCCTGCCCTGGGCGGCGAGTTCGTCTGCGACTCCCTGGTGGGCTTCGGTGGGCGTCCACGTGTCGATGAGCTCGCGTTCCTTGCGTTCCTGTTCGGTTTCGTTCACGGGCGCGCACTCTCTCACGACGTTAGGAGTGAGAGAGTTTTGGTTTTGGTTTTGGTTTTGGTTTTGGTTAAAGGTCACGCGTGAGTCACATGTGACCTTGGTTTCGGTCACGTGTGACTGCGTGGCTTCGGTGGTTTCGGTGTTCCTGCGGCGGCTCCTGGCCTTGCGCTGGCGTGCGTCCTCCTTGGATTTCTCCACGTCCGCCTTGCTGTTCTGCAGGTCGAGATAACCGTGGATGGTCCAGCCGTCATCGTCCTGGTCGAGCAGACCGAGGCCGACGAGCCTGCCGATGGACTCCTCGTCGAAGCCGAGGTTGAAAAGCATGTCGTCCTCGGTGAGTCGTCCGTCGGTGAGCTTGTCGCTGCAGAAGCTGATGGCCATGATCCAGTCGGCGAGCGCCTGTGGGTCCTTTCTGGCGATCTTGCGGATCTTGGTGTTGCGCCAGAGGCCGTTGGACAGGCGTGCGTAGCCTTCGTTGTTTGCCATGTCGTGTCCTTTCGTGCCCGCTACCGGTGGTCGGCCTGTTCGATGCGGATGGTGATGTGGTAGGTGGTCTTGTCCGGGCTTGGCGTGCCGGGCCGGTAGTCGGGGCCGATGATGTATTCGGCGTTGTCGTCGGGCCACATGCCGGCCTGGGTTCCCGCGTCGAGGATGGCCTTGACCATCGGGGCGGCGTTTTCGGGGTCGAATCTGCCGTGTGTGAGCGGGTGGATGATGGCGGTGACGTGCACCGGCCAGTCGGTCTCCGTGTCCGCCGGACGCTTGCCTCCGTTCCGGTTGATGTGGTCGAGGAAGATGAGATGGGCGATGCGTTTGACGGTTTTCTTCCGCTGGTATGGCGTCACCCATGTGCGGCTTCGGCGGTTCTGGGTCCACCAGATGTGCCTACTGATCGGGATGTCGATTTCGATCATCAGAATTCGGGCTCCTTCTCCACGTCGTCTCCTGGAGTGCCGAAGGCTCCGAAGGCGGCTCCTCCGTCGGTGGGCTGTCCCCATGGGTCGGTGGCTGGAGCCTGCGGGCCGGCGGTCGGCACCGTGGCTCCGAAGGACGCGCCTCCGGTGTATCCGCCCGCCGGCTGGTGGCCCTGCTGACGGCTGATGCGGGTGACCTGCGCGGTGGCGTAGCGCAGGCTTGGCCCGATCTCGTCCAGCTGCATTTCGATGACGGTGTGGTTGGCTCCCTGCTCGTCCTGCCATGAGCGTTGCGTGAGCCTGCCTTGTGCTATGACGCGCATGCCTTTTGACATGGTCGAGGCGATGTGCGTGGCGAAATCCCCCCACGCGGTGCAGCGCAGGAAGAGCGCCTGCCCGTCGGTCCACTGGTTCGTCTGCTTGTCGAAGACGCGTGGCGTGGACGCGACGGTCACGTTGCATACCTGCTTGCCGGACTGGGTGGTGCGCAGTTCGGGATCCGCGGTGAGGTTGCCGACGATGGCGAGTGTGGTTTCTCCGGCCATGGTGTCCCTCACGCCTCCATCGGACGGCAGGACGCGTAGACGAGCGTGGGTCCGTCCGGTTCCGGTGTGGTGATGACCGCATCGAAGCGTCCGCTCGGACGGAAGGCCGCGAGCTTGCCGGTGCGGATGCGCTGGCGCATCTGGCGGGCGCGTTCGCGCGGGTCCTTCTGGTCGGCGAAGGTCTTCACGCACGCCCACCGTCCGGCGTGGCGGCGGAGCTGCTCGGCAACGCCGAAGTAGCGTGGATTCGGCGTCCTGTTGGGCTGCATGTCGCGTGGGATCTGGTCGAAGTCGACGAACACGAGCTCATCCCCATCCCCGCCGAGCGGCTCATGCTCGGGTTCGGCGGTGACGACGATCGGCTCATGACGCTCCGGAGCCGGATACGGCACGGGCTTCGAGGCGTCCACCCGTCCGCCGGTCACCTTGGCGATGGCCTCGTCGATGCTGAGACGGTCGTTCTTGGCGATCGCCAGCGACGCATGCGCGGCCACGCTGGAATCGATCCGCCTGGACCTCCAGCGGAAGGCGCTGGTGTACTCGCTCTTGCTCAGATCTCGGCGCGGGGTCGCGCAGCGTTCTGCCTGTTCCTGGTCGCTTGCCTTTGGCATTTTTGTGTCCTTTCTGTCGTCGTTGTGACGTTTGGCGGATGCCGTCCGCTGGAGCCTCGAAGAGAAGTGACGAGAGAAGGCTCCATCGTTCCCGCGCGGCGAAGCTGAAGGGAAAGCCGCCGGGTGGCGTTGACGGCCGGCATCCCAGTGCCGGAGGGAGGATTCGAACCTCCAGGGGCGTCGTGTCCGATTGGTCGTGGCTGTGTGTATGCAATCCGCGCAATGTGCGGGAAAGTAATGGATAAGGAGATTCAGCCACGCACCGTCGGACCGATTGGTCCCGTCCTTGTTCTCCGGCCGGTGTCAGACGCCGAGCATGGACTCGACCCTGGCGGCCAGATCCGGCCTCCGTCCGGCCACCCACGCCATAGCGATGGGCGGGATGGCCATGGTCAGCCACACGAAGGCCGCGACGTGTTCGAGCGGGTGGTGGCACGCGTCGGTGCCGAACAGCACCCACAGGCACGGGCCCGCGGAGAGCGCCAGGAGGAGGATGGACGCCATGCGCGGCTTGTCGGCCGGTGCCGCGTCGTCCTCGCGTCGGAAGTCGCTGTCGGTCATTCCTGCCCCTTTTTCTGGTCGATTTCCTTGATGGCGCGTCCGCATTCGCGGCGGATGCGCTGCACTTCGGTCTTGCCGAGGATGATGTCGAAGTGTCCCGTGGAGGTGCGGAAGCTCATCTGCGCCATCGCTCGCCCGGCCTTGTCGGCGAATGTCCTGATCTCGAATCCGCCGTCGTCCATCCAGCTCATCTCACAGCTCCTTGTTGATCGCGTCGACGACGATGTCCACGAGGTCGGCGACGCAGATGTCGACATAGCCGACGATGTGGCCGAGCGGACGGCTCGCGTCGATCTCCTCCCATTCACCGTTGACGGCGGGCCTGATGGCGTCGCCGCACTGGTCAAAGTCGTCGAAGACTGCTTTGACGCATTCCTTCCTGATGTCCTTCATTTCGTGTCCTTCCGTGTTTTTCAGATTCCGTGTTTCGCTTTGGCGTCGAAGTCCTGCAGGCTCGCGACCTTGACGAGGCGCTTGCCGTGCGGGCCGTTTGGCTGTTTGATCTTGACCTTGCCTTCCTTCGCCATCTTCATAAGCGTCTTCTCGCAGAGCCCGACCATTTCCGCGGCCTCCTTGAGCGGCACCCAGATCATGTATTTCGGAGGCTCCATCACATCGGCCATCGTCCCCACCTCCCTCACGCCGCGTCGGCGAGCGCCACGGGGACCATGGGGACTCCGGTGGCGAGTCCGAATCCGTCGACGATTCTGGAAAATTCCAGATACGAGGGGCAGGCGCCTTCGCACAGTTCGTCGAACCTTTGCTGATTGAGTCCGCAGGCCGCGAGAAACGCTTCGTGGCTGAGGTTGCGTTCCTTCTGGAGGTTGTCGAGGAATCCAGGAGAGATTCTCAAAGCTTGCAGTTTGTTTTCGTCTGCCATGTCATCCGTCCTTTCAAACGTTTTCCGTTTCTGGAATACAAATTACCACTGATGGAAAAAATATGCAACTCGATGTGGTACAGTATTTTCCATAAACGGAAAATCTGGAAAGGAGGTGAACATGAAAAATTCATTTGAGGAATGGGTGCAGGAGATCGCCGAAGGCGCAAGCAATCGAGAGATCGCGATGAAGGCCGGTATCCCAATGACCACATTCCACCGCAAATGGACCAAGGGTGAATTCACCGCGGAGGATGCCGTGACGATCGCTCGAGCGTATGGGCGCAATCCAATCGAAGCGCTTGTCGAACAGGGGACGCTCACGCCGGACGAAGTCCACAACGCCGGTGTCCACCCAATCGAGGAATTCACGATGCTCGAGCTCAGCCGTGAGATGCTCAGGCGCGTGCAGCAACAAGCCGCCGTGCCGGATTATCTCTCGGAGCCAATGGATGGCACGAGCGGAAAGAAGTCCGACTGAACGACACACCCCTGCAGCTACTTTGCGGCAGGGGTGTTGTCTTATCTAAGCTTGGAACGGGCATCAGAGAAGAGAAAGGGACGCCATGTCATCGAAGAATGGTCTGAAAATCCACCAGCCACACAAGCTGGAAACGAAAATCAAAGCTCTGACGAAGCGTGACGTGAGCTTCAAGGCCGCGGCATGCGTATGCGTGGCACTGGTGTGCCTCTCCGTGCTGGTCACAGCTCCGATAGCGCACACAATCGGCGTCAGGTCGGCGGCCGTGAAACAAGTGGCCAAGAGCATGGCGGCAGACAGGCAGGATTACAAGAATCTCATCGACGACTACAACAGCCTGGTGGACCAGTACAACGCGGCGATCGACACGGTCACCGAGGCCAAGAACCTGAAATCGGACGTGAAGAAGCTCCAGTCGAAGCGCGACGACCTGCAGAAGCAGGTGGACAACGAGAAGGCGCAGTTGCAGTCTCTGACCGGTCAGGTGGATCAGGCGAAGAAGAACTCCGTCTCCGATGGCGTGTGGCAGGTCGGAACGGACATAGACGCCGGAACATACCGCGCCACGAGCGAGGTCGGCCACGACTGCTTCTGGTCGGTATCGGTCGGGGACGACATCCTTCAGCTCGACATGCCGACCGGCGGATACCCGCAGGTGAGCGTGAGCGACGGACAGCAGCTCAAGCTCCAGAACTGCGGAACGTTTGCCAAACAGTAAGTGGCACACTTTGCCGCAGCCCGGCATATATTGTGCCGGGCCTTTTCTTTCGCCTACTCCCCCATCGCCTCGAGTTCGGCGAGCCGCGCGCGCAGCCTGGCGATCTCCTGGTCACGCTCGGACGCCTTCGACGCCTTGGACGGATCGAGCGTGGCGGCCACCTTGTCGGCGAGCGCCCGCTGTCTTTTTTCGGTGGTGCGTTGGTAGTGGATGGCCATGTTGGGTGTGGTGTGTCCGGCGGCGGCCATGAGTTCGCGGACGGTGGCGCCCTGTTGTGCGAGCATGGTGAGCGCGGTGACGCGCAAATCGTGGAATCTGAGGTCGTCGCGTCCGGCCTTGTGGCGGGCGGCTATGAAGTCGCTGCGCATGCTCGATAGTGCGATCGGCGAATTTCGGTCGTGGATGATGCTGATTCGGCTGCGGAAGATCCATGCGTCCGGTTTGTCCTGGACCCATCTGTCGAGGTGTGCTTTGATTTCCGGGATGACGGATTCGGGCAGTGGCTCCGTGCGTCGGCTGGCCGGCGTCTTCGGGTCGCCGGCGATCGAGCGTTTCTCGGCGAGTCTGGTCCGGCGGATGGTGATGGTGCGGCGATCGAGATCGATGTCCTGCCTTTGCAGTCCGCAGACCTCTCCGATGCGCAGTCCTCCGGCGGCGATGGCGAGCGTGATGGCGAGGCGCAGATGGCGTGGCATGGAATCGTGGATGACTCGGAGCTCTTCCGCGGTGGCCGGTTCGGTCTCACTTCGGCGGCGGACTGGTGGGATCCTGACATCGAAAGGCGAGCGCTTGATGACGGAATGGCCGTCGGCGTCCGGTTTGGCGGCGGCGGCGAGTATCTGCCGAAGGTAGAGGAGCCTGACGCGCCGCTCGTGGTCCGTGGTCTCGGCGGCAAGCTCTTGGTCGTATGCTTCAATGTCTTTCGGGCCGATGCGGTCGAGCACCATGTGGCCGAAGCGTCTGCAGAGGATGCGTCCGTAATACTCCGACAGCCGCGTCGTGCCTTCGTGCAGCACTCCCGATTCCAAGCGGACGCGGTTCCACTTGTCCACGAATTCGGCGAAGGTCATGCCTTTCTCCCGCTCACGCCTTCGGATGATCCTCTCGGGCTGCCAGACTCCGGCATCGATTCTTTTTCGCGCTGCGGAGAGCCATGCGGCCGCATCGTCGCGGCCTTCCGGTGTGAGCGGGAAGGTGGTGGTCTGCCTCGCCGCCAGTCCGGGCCATTGTCCGAAGGCGTCCACCGGTGTGGGGTAGGATGCCTCGATGTATTTTGGATTCGACTTGTTTGGCTTGACGACGATCTTGCCGAACCTGCGCAT